AGTTAGAATTGATGTAGACGCTACTGCGCCAGCTACACTGAGATATTATTGTACTGTCCACGGCAACGCTATGGGCAACACCATAGCTGTTATCAACAGTAACTTCTCTATCGTTGCGGCAAACATTGGTAATGTAAACACTACAGCAACCAATATTGCCAGTATCAATACAGTTGCGGGTAGCACAAACATAGCAAACATTGGAACCGTTGCTGGAGCAACGACAGACATAGGCACTGTAGCTGGCGTAGCCGCAAACATACCGACTGTAGCTGGCGTAGCCGGTGATATCACAACTGTAGCTGGCCAGATAACAAATAATAATTTACAGACTGTGGCCGCTGACATTGCCAAAGTGCAATCTGTGGCAGATGACCTTAATGAAACTACATCAGAAATAGACACAGTCGCTAATTCAATTACAAATGTAGATAATGTTGGCAACAACATTAACGATGTGACCACAGTAGCCGGTCAGATTTCACCAACAAACAACATATCTACCGTAGCCGGTCAGGCTACTAATATAGGTCTTGTAGGCTCAAATATAAGTCAGGTGACCACAGTAGCTGGTATCCAAAGCGATGTGACCACCGTAGCTGGTATTGCAAGCGATGTGACCACCGCTGTTACTAATGTAGCGCAGTTCAATGACACATATCACGGCGCACTGTCTTCTCCGCCCACCGGCTCAAATGTTACAACTGGTGATTTATTTTTTGACACAAGTGCTGGACAGCTAAAAGTTTTTGATGGTTCAAACTTTATCAACGCTGGTTCGTCAATCAACGGCACAGCACAGCGTGTACAGTTTACAGCGACAGCCGGTCAGACTACGTTTGCCGCTACATATGATGCCGGTTTTGTAGATGTGTACCTCAACGGTATCAAACTTATTGTAGGTACAGACTTCACAGCAACAAACGGCACCAGCATTGTACTGGCATCCGGTGCCGCCCTGAATGATACCGTAGATATTGTTGCGTATGGAACTTTTTCGTTAAACAACACTTCAATAAATGCTTTGACAGATGTGTCTTTAGGCACACCGGTCAACGGTCAAGTACTTACATTCAATTCAACCAGCGGTAACTTTGAACCACAGACACCTTCACCGGCAGGGGCAACCACAGGTTTTGCCTTGGCGATGTCAATAGCCCTCGGATAGGAGCAAACAAATGGCACAAGATTTTAGAAGACATACATCTGCCCCCACCTCGGCAAACACGGCAACCACGGTTTTTACCGCTGATAGTAACGACTGTATTGTAACTATTAACTGTGCAAACGTAGTTAGCACTCAGATTTTAGTGGATGTCTACATAAGACTAAGCGGCACATCTACCGATATGTATTTGATTAAAGATGGTCCTGTGCCGGTAGGGTCCGCTCTTTCAATAGATGGTAAATTTAATTTGGCTAGTGGAGACGAACTGCGAGTTGAAACAGACACAGCCAACGGTCTGAACCTTTTCGTCTCATTAGTAGATGAGATAAGCGCATAGGATTATAAGATGGCTTATATTGGAAATCCATTATCAGCAAATTTTGTTAGCATACCTCGACAAAGCATTACAGGTAATGGTGGTGCGTCTTACACTCTGACAAATTCAGTTACAAACGAAAACGAATTAGAAGTGTTTGTAAACAATGTCAGACAAGAACCCGGTGTAGCGTATACAGCTAGTGGAACTACTTTGACCATGACAGGTAATGTTCAAAGTACTGACGGCTTTTATGTTGTCTACCAAGGTCGCGCTTTGGCAACAGTAGAACCACCAGCTAATTCTGTAGGTTCTGCTGAGATTATTGATGATGCTGTGACATCTGACAAGTTAGCGCATGACCTAACTGTGCAGACCAGCCTAAGTGTGCCGACAATCAAAGATAGTAGTGGTTCAGTTACAGCCATGACTATTGATAGTGCTGGCAGGGTTTCAACACCTGTTATTCCTTTTGCTTTTGTGGGTTTCCCCGGCACTGATAGTTATGTAGCAAAAACAGCTAATGCGATAGTTGATTTTTCTCATGCTTTTGTTAATGACGGTAATCATTATGACACTTCCACATATAAATTTACTTGCCCAGTAGCTGGTCTTTATAGAGTAGAAATTTCAACTTTGTCTGAACTCGCTAGTCAAAATGCCGCTTGGGTTTTTTATAGAGAAACTGGTGGAACTGCAACTTCTGTTGGAAGAATTTACACTCAATATAGAGCATTGGCAGGAAGTATGACAATTAAATGTTCTGCAAATGACAAGTTATATTTAACGCAAAATACTAATAATGACTATTATCAAACTACAGATGTTCCCTACAACTGGGCAACATACACGTTTATAGGTTAAGTTATGGCATTATCAAAAATACAAGCTGAAAGCATGAACCTTGCTGATACATTTGCTTTTACTGGCCCTGTGTCTGGAGCGGGTGCTATATTACAAAGTAAATACACACAGTACACAAGTACGACAAGCACTGCTGTTAACACTCAAACAGATGTATCATTAGACCATTTAGCAGTTAATATCACACCTTCATCAACCAGTAGCATTATAAGAATTGATGCAATGGTAAATGGTGAATGGTCTACATACCAGTCTGCTAGTTATAATTCAGTTTGGTTTTTTTATAGAGATTCGACAAAGCTAAGTACTCCTGTCGCGGGTGGTAGGGCAGTAGGTATTCACATGGCTACGGGTATCTCTATCGAATCTGCAAATACGAGTTCTACGCCAGAACACGCGATGTATAGCTATTTCGATACACCCTCAACGACTAGCCAAATAACTTACAAGGTGGGTGTTTATCAGGGTACGGGTTCTAACATTACTTGGTACACTAATAGAACTGTGGGTGATGCAGACGGGTATCAATATGAACGCGGCACATCTTTTATTAGTGTCACAGAAATAGCGGGGTAATCAGATGCCATACATAGGTAGACAACCCTTACACGGTGATTTCAAAAAGCTAGACACAATTACTGTTGTTAATGGTCAAGCGGCATATACTATGAACCACGGCGGCGTTGCGTTTGCACCACCAAGTGCTAACGCTTTGATAGTCAGTGTGAATGGCGTGATACAAGAAGCCGGTAGTGCTTATAGCGTAAGCCAATCAACAATTACCTTTTCGGAAAATCTAGTCACTGGTGATGTGATAGACTTTATTATTGTATTAGGTGACACCGGTTCTGCTGTTGTGCCATCAGACGGTAGTGTAACAACTGTGAAGCTGGGTGGAAGCAGTGTAACCAATGCCAAGATAGATACAATGGCGGCAAGTAAGTTAACAGGAGCATTACCAGCTATTGATGGGTCCGCTCTTACTGGACTTACAAGTGGGTTTGTTTTTCCAGCGGAACAAGCATTGAACGGGCAAAGTTCAGTAGATTTTACGGGAATACCTAGCGGTACAAACATCATTAAGTTTTCAATATGGCGAGCAAGCGGTTCAGTGACTGGTGTTCCTGCAATTCAAATTGGCGATAGTGGTGGCATTGAAACGGGTGGCTATTCATCACAAGATACATTTGTAGGTTTAAGTGCGTCTTCTAATTACGGGGGTAGTTCTGCTACTGCTTCATCTTGGAACGCAAGCCAGTGGACAAATGCTACTAACGTTTTAAGTTTCGCTGGTGAAATATTTAGAATGTATGGCAACATATGGTTTTGCCAAGCGGCATTTATACAAAATGATAGTGATCCAAATTATTTTAATAATTTACGAGGCTTCAAAGAACTTTCTGGGGAACTTACACAAATAAGATTTACAAGAACTGCTGGTACTTTTGATGATGCCAATAGCTATGTTCGTATAGGATATCAATAGGAGACTAGCATGGCACTTACACGCATTAACAATCAGGGTCTACCAACTTTAAGTAGAGGCAAGTTACCAGCGGGTTCGGTGTTACAATGTGTAACAATCAATTATGCAGATGATTTTTTATTTACATTAAGTAATTCAAATCAGACATCAGACAATGGCAAGCTGGAAGTTGCAACAGGTTTAAACTGTTCTATTACACCTACTTCAACAAGTAGTAAAATACTTTACCAAGCTACAATTTATATAGGCAGTAACTCAATGTATGACATTGGTTATCATATAATAAAAAATGCTACTTCAACGACTGCGGCTACAAGTTATACCGACACTTCTCCCTGCGGCGGTTCTTATCTTACTGATGCAGGAGGCAATGACATAAAAGGGCAAATATCAGGTATTTCACCTAGAAGCACGGGAGTTCTAAATCTTTATCGTCAGGCTAGTGGCAGTGCTACCGACCCTACATATATGATAAATCCGACTAGTATGATTTTACTTGACCATCCAAACACAACCTCGCAAATCACTTATAATTTTGCAATGTCTTTCTATAATTGGGCCTCTCAAGCTTGTTATTTAAATAGGTCAAACTCAAACCAACAGCATAGTGGCGGGTTATATGACACTAATCCAGTTAGCACTGTCACATTAATGGAGATTGCAGGGTAATGGAAATGTCAAGCATGATGTTCTGGAACATTTTACTTACGCTGGTAATCGCACCAGCGTTATGGACGTTCCGTCAATTAATGAGTGAAGTCAAACGTATTGACATACTGTTGAACCGGACACGGGAAGAGTATGCGACAAAGATAGAATTACGAGAAGACATGCGTCAAATCAATGAGGCTCTCCATCGGGTGGAAGATAAGTTAGACCGGGCGTTAAGCAAAGGCTAAAAAAATTTTGCTGTCTTTTAGACATAGACAGACTGTGTTATAGTTATCTATGTCTATGACTAGAAAGGAATATAGTTAGATGTCTAGGGCAAGAGATTTAGCAGACATAGTTAGCGGGGGGTTTGATGTACCTCTGGCTTCCCTTGATAATGTCCCAGCTTCAAATGACGCATCGGCTCTGACTACTGGAACTATACCAGCGGCTAGATTACCAGCGACCCTACCCGCACGGGACGGCTCTGCTTTAACTAATTTATCAGCCGCTAATCTTACAGGCACAATTCCTAGTACAAGTGTTCCAAACCCTTTGCCAATCGTTAACGGCTCTAATTTACTTGCTTTGTCTGCCGCCAATCTTACAGGCACATTACCAGCTATTGATGGTTCTAATCTAACAGGTATTAGTTCTGGTGCTACAGTATATGAGGGTATTGCCAACTTACCTACAAGTGCAACCGAGGGCGCGAGTGCTTTTGTACGGGCTAATAATATTTTTTATGTTCGTGCAAATGGTCAATGGCACGCTACAAGTTCCTTGGGTACAAAACCATTTCAACAAGAGTTTCTTCCAGATAGCTCTATAACTAGCGATGGTTCTAATCTTGGCAAAAATGTTCACATAAGTTCTGATGGTCTAACAGCCGCCGCAACAGCCTATGCTGATGATAATCCAACAAATAATCAGGGAAGTGTAAATATTTATCAGAAACAAAGTGATGGCACATTTGCATTTTTTCAAAGGATAGTTGCAAGTGACGCACAGTCCAATGATTTTTTTGGAAGGTCTGTTTATGTAAGTGATGATGGTACTTACTTAGCTGTGGGTGCCGCAAACGAAGACCAAAATGGTAGCAACTCTGGTGCTGTTTATATATTTTATAGAGCAGACATAACCTCAAACTTTGCACAACAAGCAAAACTAGACCCATCAGATGGTGCATTTAATGATGAATTTGGAACTTCTGTAAGTTTAAATGCAGACGCTACATATTGTGTTGGCGGTGCAGAAGGCGAATACGGTACTCCCTATCAAGGCACGGATACGGGTGCGGCCTACGTTTTCACAAGGTCTGGCACATCTTGGACTGAGCAAGCAAAACTAAACGCAAGTGACTTAGCCACCTTTGACAAATTTGGTTGTACTGTCGATATAAATGACAACGCAACATATATTGCTGTTGGTGCAGAAGGCGAAAGCAGAACAAATAATTTTACATCATCTGGCCTTGGTGCAGTATATATTTTTACACGGTCTGGCACAACTTGGTCACAACAAACAAAAATTACAGGTACTGCTTCAAGCCCAGTAAATTCTACTGGTGAATTTGGAAGTGGGGTTTGTTTTGATGGCGGTGCAAATTCTCTTGTAGTTGGCGCACATTTTTCTGACGGAAGTATAAGCAATTGTGGTGCGGCATATGTATTTACAAGGTCTGGTACGACTTGGACACAGCAAGCGCAATTAATAGACGACCAAGTTACTACTTCTACATTTGGTAATTGGGTTAGGATGAATAAAGACGGTTCTGTTATAGCCGTTTCTGCATACCAAGATGATGGTGATGGTGCAAACGGTGGTGCTGTCTACGTTTTTGATAGAAAAGGTGATTATACTCAATGGGAATTAAGGAATAAATTATACCATTACCCCACAGACGGAACTAATCGTAATTCTGATTACTTAGGCTATGAAGTGGCAATAGATAATGCTGGCACAACAATTATGTCTGGTGCATATAGTCAAGACCAGCAAAGCGGTAGTGGTGGTGCAGTTTATTTCTTTACAAACACTTTCACCAATACGAATACAACTGGCACTGGGCCATACGGTACGTCTATTTCTAATCTGAATTTACGGCGCGGTTCTGTTATCGAAGAAGTATCAGGCATTTGTGATGGCAGGATAGTGAGGGCTGAGTCTGGTGTTTACACAATGCCTAATGTTACCGCTGTGCTTAATCTTGATACTAGCTATCAGGCATTGACTGGTTCTGAACTTACTTACTTTGCTCCTGCTGGTACAAAAAGAGTTAAATACCAATTAGAAGTAAAACTAAAGGCAAGTGGATATAGTGGTATTTCACATTACAAATTGTTTGTTGATGATGTTGAAGTAACAAAGTTTAGAACAACTCGAAACTATAGTTATAGCTCATCAAACCAAGGCAACTTATATGAAAGTTTTGTATGGGTGTTTGATTGTGATGGCACTGCTGATGCGGCTACAGGAACATTTTCTGAATGGATTGGCGGTAAAACAATACGCATGGAAGCGCGAGAATATAATTCAAGCTATCAAATGCAACTTCATAATAATAGTTGGTGGGATGGCTCTGGTGCTTCTGGTGTTGAACAGCTTGGTGAACCGATTTTAACGATAACGGCATATGCGTAGGTGACTTATGGCAAAGAAACCAAAACTCACCAGAACAAAGTCCGGGGTAGTGTACAGAGGTGAACGCTTTCCCGGCGTAAACAAGCCTAAACGTGCGCCATCATCTAGCAAAAAGAAGATGCGGGTCCTCGCAAAAGAAGGCGACAAAATGCGTGTGATTGAGTTCGGCGCAAAAGGTTACGGACATAACTATAGTGCCGGTGCTAGAGCCAACTTCAAAGCTAGACATAATTGTAAGACAGCTACATCAAAACTGACTGCCCGTTATTGGGCTTGTAAAACTTTATGGTCGGGTCCGAAAGGGAGTAAAAAATCACCGCCAAAAGGCTCAAGGAGAAAGTGATGTTTACCGCCTCTGTTTTCTTTTGCTGGATAGCTTTCGGGGGGCATCAATGTTTGGTGGCACACGATACTGAAGGCCCATATCTAAAAAAAGAAGACTGTGAGAAAAGGTTAAAAGAAATAGAATTTACCATTCACAAAAACATACCTATGTCCCGCGTCAGGGCAAAACTATGTGAACAGATGCAAGAAGGAAACATCTGACAAATGAAACCAAGGTCTAAGACAGAATACATAGTCATTCACTGTGCTGATACCTATGAGACTATGGACATCGGCGCGGAAGATATTCGCAAATGGCATGTCGAAGAGCGCGGCTGGTCAGACATCGGGTATCACAAAGTTATTCGCCGGGACGGTACGGTTGAGACAGGACGAGACATAGACGTGTCTGGCGCACACGCCGCTGGTTTCAACTCAGTGTCTATAGGTGTGTGTCTAGTAGGTGGTAGAGGCGAAGATGATGAGGCTGAAGATAACTTCACGCCACAACAATGGGAAAGTCTGGAAGGACTAGTAGACGAATTACAAGCTAGTTACCCAGATGCAGAGGTCCTTGGACATAGGGATTTACCAGATGTGCAGAAGCAATGTCCCGCATTTGATGTGCGTAGCTGGCTGTTCTCAATCAAACAATGAGGTGAAGTCATGATACATAAAAAGAAAAAGAAGAAGAAAAAGGGCGGTTATGGCTACTAAGAATGTCAAAGCACCGGCTGGGTTTCATTGGATGAAATCTGGCCAGTCCTTCAAACTTATGAAGAACCCACCGGGTGGATATAAAAAACATCCGGGGTCTTCTTTGTCTGCGGCCTTTACCATTCAGAAGGTTCATAAGAATGGCAAGTAAAAAGAAAATGAAGCGGCCAAATAAAATATGCGCGGCTGGTATAGCTTGGGCAAAGCGTACCTTTGACCGGTATCCATCAGCGTATGCAAACATGGCCGCTTCTAAATATTGTAAAGACCCTAACTATGCCAAAGGCGCAAAAGGTAAAAAGTCCAAGCGCAAAAGGAAAAAGTAATGGGAGAGTTAAAGAAATGGGTGAAACAAAATTGGGTGCGTATTGGAACTGATGGAAGTATCAAGGGGCCATGCGGCACATCAAAGAATAAAAAGAACCCAGACCGTTGTCTACCACTCGCGAAAGCTAGGAGCCTTACAAAGGCACAGAGAGCGGCAACAGCAAAAAAGAAGAAGGCTTCAGGCAAAAGAAAACAGTTTGTGCGAAACACTCCTGCCGCGAAGGTTTCGTCTAAAAAGGGAAGAAAGAAGAGAAAGGGCTAATGTTCAACCTTGGGAATAAAATATGGACCCGATTACAATTGCTACTGCCGCATTCGCCGCGATTAAAACTGGTGTCAGTGTGGGAAAAGATTTGCAATCGCTTACTGGCGACATCGGTAAGCTGTGGGGAGCTATTGACCAAATTAAAGATGAACATAATTCAGAAAAATCAAAACGCCGTGGGTCTGTTGAAGAGCAAGCTTTGCAAACTTTTATCGCTAAGAAAAAAGCTGAAGATATGGAAGATGCCCTTCGGCAAATAATATACGCCACAAGAGGCATCAATGGTTGGAATGAACTGGTTAGACTTAGAGCGCAAATAAGAAAAGAAAGATTAGAAGAAAAGCATCGAAAACAAAAAAGGGCGGAAGAAATAAAAGAGATTATCATGGCCGGTGTACTGGTCACAGTTTTTACTAGCCTCATCTGTTTCTTCGGATGGATTGTTTGGGAAGCTAGAAAAGTTAGAGGTTAACATGGATATTTGGAAAACCGCTAAAGAAGTTCTGGGTGTTGTGGCACCTACTATTGGCACCGCTTTAGGTGGGCCGATGGGTGGCGTAGCCGCACGGACTTTGGCTACGTCATTGCTAGGCAAGTCTGATGCGACTGAGCAAGAGATTATCTCTGCGGTGACGGGCGCATCCCCGGAACAGTTAGCCATGTTGAAAAATGCAGAGCTTGAATTTCAGACAGAAATGAAAAAGCTAGACATAGACCTCGCAAGAATAAACATGCAAGACCGAGACAGTGCTAGACGTAGACAGGCAGAGATGGGTGATCATGTTCCTTCTGTGCTGGCTATCATGACCCTTGTATCTTTCTTTGGTTACATCGGTGCAGTTACATTCTGGCCCGGTGGTATTGATGCAGACATAGGATTTATCAACATTGCAGTAGGTTGGCTTGGCGGGACAGCGTCAACAGTCGTGGCTTACTACTTTGGTTCAAGTGCAGACAACAGTCTGAAAAAGGGAAAAAAATAAATGGATATGACAGAGTATCAAGAAGATGCCATAGAGACAGCAATCTATCCAGACAATGCAAAGATACTGTACCCAACACTGGGTTTGGTAGGCGAAGCTGGCGAGGTAGCAGAGAAGGTAAAGAAAGTTATTAGAGATGAAGGCGGCGTATTCACAGAAGAAAAGAAAGTTGAGCTTGCAAAAGAGCTTGGTGACGTACTGTGGTATATCGCAAACATTGCGGCAGACATAGACATGGAACTTAACCTGATTGCCACTATGAACCTAGACAAGCTGGCATCTAGAGCGGAGCGCAATAAACTATCCGGGTCCGGGGATAACAGGTAATGGCAAATTTTCAACAAGCATCCACATATTTACGTTCACTAGGCCGCGCCGTACTACCAGAAGCTATGCGCTCTGAGAAGTATACAGAAGATGACTTCAACCAAGGTATGATGCGTGTGCTGACAGACTTTGTTCAAGCAAACTATGCTGGTAAAAAACCCGGCACATATGGTGTGGACTACCCTGCCCTGAACAGATACTTCAAAGAAGGTAACGTAGTCACAGGCAAAGGTAGTAAGTTCTCAGACGTTGGTGCGTTAAAGACAGTGTTAGGTCAGTTTGATGTCAGGGTAAATCCAGACGGTTCATTCACTATCTTGGATAGCTA